GAGTCAATCTGCTGCTGAATCGCGTTTGCCTGCGGACCGATCGACTTGATGGCATGATTGAGTCCGGCTGCTTTATCAGCCGTTCCGTCGATCACGTCCTGAGCAGCCTTGCCCCAGCCCTTGAAGGCCTGTTTGCCCTGCACCAGCAGCGCATGCAGGCGTTCTTCCTCTGTTGCGACTTTCTTGATACGCATCACTTCTGGATTGATATTCGGCCCAAACGCCGACTGCATGCGTGCCACCGCCGCCGAGAAGAATGAGCGGCCCTGCTCCTTGATCTGGTCTTTCTGCTTCTCGTCTGCCTTTATTTCCGGCGCGTCGATCGGTGGAAGTTCCACCGGGGTGGTGCTCGCAGCGGCCTGCTGAGCTGCTTCCACAGCGGCCTTTGCTTTCGCGGCGGCGTCCATCGCGATTTGCAATTCCTGCTCCGCCTGCAATCGCTCTGCGCTGACGACGTTGCCACCGCCTTTTGCCTTCAAATCGGCAATGCGTTTCACCCGCTCCGCTTCAATCGCGGCCAGCCGGTCTGTCAGTGCCTTTTCGCGAGCCTCGCGCTTTGCCGCAGACTCAGCCAGAGCCATTTCAGCCGTGCGCTGTTGGTCCTCTTCCAGCGTCTGCAACTGGTCCGCTCGCTCCTGTGAGGACAGCGTCGGATTCATCTCGATGAGCTTGCGGGCGGTCGCGTTTTGCGCGCGAGTCATGATGCCCATGACTGCTTCCATCGCTCCGCGAAACGACTCTTCCACGAATGAGCCGAACGCCGCCCAGGTGAACTGCATCTCCGCGACCGCGTTGGAAAACGGTAATGCCATCGACGATGCAAGGTCATTCCACACGTTCGTCAGGAAGTCTTTGGTGGCAATCCATGCCAGCTTCACGGCTGCCAGAGCGACGTTGATTGCCGCCTGAATGTCACCGGCCGCGACCGCGTCGCTGATCGCAGACCAGACCTTCGTTCCGACTTCCTTGACCGCAGTGAACGCGGCGGACGCGCGGGCCATGAACTTCGACGAAAACGCCGAAAATCCTGCCGCGAACTGGTCAATGAATCCCTGTATTCCGTCGAATGCGCTGCCGAATGCGGCACGCAACCCATCGAGTCCGCCGACAGCCTGGTAGATCGCGTATCCGATGCCAGCAATGGCGGCGACGTACAAAGTAGCCGGGTTCGTCAGCAACGCGAATGCCGCCGATGCCGCGACTTTCAGGAAAGAGAACGCCAGCAGGTTGGCTTGTTTCGTGACCTTCACCAGCGCGAGAAATGACGCAGCCGAGCCTGCTATAATCAGGCCGAATGCCTTGCCGGTAGCTGCTGCCAGATAGCCCAATGACTGACCGGTAGCCTTTGCCAGGTAGCCCAGAGACTGACCGGTAGCCTTCGCCATCACGGCAACGGCTGACGTCGTTCCGCTCACGATTGTCCCGATGACCCGCATTGAGCCTGTGGCGGCTGCCATCGCTCCACGCTGCACCAACGACACGGCTTGCGACGCCGCCTTACTGGCGGATGACAGCATCTGAGACGCGGCCTTGCCCGTGGCCGACAACATCTGAGACGCGGCCTTGCCCGTGGCCGGCAGCATGGTCGAGCCAGCCTTGCCGAGGCCTGTGAGCATCGACTGCGCGGCCTTGCCGCCAGCAGTTGCCAACTTCGCGAATGCCGGCGCCGTCTTCGCTGCCCATACCGTCAGACCGAAGCCCGCCTGCACAGTGCCAACACTCGCCGCAGCCATCAGCCGCAGGCCGCCAGACACGGCCTGCAACGGCATTGCCAGCATCTGCAGGCTCTTCGTCGCGGCCCCGATTCGCAGGAAGCCAGCGGCCACTGCCGGAGCCAGTTTGGCCATGCCAAAAAACGGACCAAGTAACAACCCGATCGGAGTGAGGGCAAACGATACCAGCTTGATCGCACCGGCGAGTGTGATCATTGCCGCGCCGGCCGCGCCCAGTGCTCCAATCGAGCCTGCCACCACGGGCACAAGGTGAAGGTTCTGCTTGATCAACTCGGCGAAAATCGGCACGACCACCAGAGCGGCCTGACCGACTGACTTCAGCGCAGGCATCATCGCCTGCCCGACAGGAATGAGGGCCTGCTCGATGGCAACTCGCATCTGGCCCATGATGCCGCTGATCGTGCCGGCCCGCTTTGTCATCATGCCGAAAAACTTACCACCAACAGACGTCGCCGACGCAAACGCAGCCTCGACCTCAGAGAACGAGACGCCGCCGGCCTCCATTCGTGTTTTCAGGTCGGTGATCGACTCACCAGTCTTGCGACTGATCTCCTGCAACGGGTTGAAGCCCGCGTTGATCATCTGCAGCAGATCCTGACCCATCAGCCGGCCAGCGGCAGCGGATTGTGCAAATGCAAGTGACAGGCTCTCAAATCGCTGCTGGTTGCCGCCGGTAATGTCCGCGATAGCTCGCAATGACGGGATGACTTTGCCGGCCTCCACATTGAAGCCAAGCATCGTTTTCGCGGCATCGGCGGCGCCCGGAACCTTGATCGTTTGAAGGTCCGCAATCATCCGGTCGGCAGCAGCAGCCGAGCCGAGCATGGTCTCAAATGCGTTGCGAGTGTTATCCAGATCGTCGGCCAGCTTGACGGGCCATGCGAGTGCAGCGGCACCTGCTGCCGCGGCGCCGATCATGCCAACGCCCATGCGGCCGATTGACTGCGCGGTCTTGCTCAGGTCGGTCTGGATAGTCCCCAGCGTTTTTGTGAGCGGATTCTTATCGCCGAAGATGGTGACAAAGGCGCGACCAGCTTCAATTTTCTTCGAGCTGGCTGCCATTCTCTCGCTCCTCAACGGCTCGCAGATAACTCTCTGGTGGCCCCTTCGCATTCGCGACGAGCCACGGATTCAATTGCCACGCATAGACCTTGCTGGTGGTGTGTGGATTGTTTGCGTGCATCCACCACATCAGGTGAGACAGCAGATTCCAGTCGGACCTGCTGCGCCCCTCTGCCATCAACATCAATTCGCGGAAACTGAACTTCCCTGGGTGGACCCCGATAGCTCCGGCGATATGCCACCATTGCTCTCGGACAGGCCGGACAGGTTGAGATTCTCCATCGTCGTCTGGATCTGGCTCAGCGCCCGGCGAATCCCGATCCGGGCAATGGGCGGGAAAAAAGCCGTCACCTCGTCAGTCACGGCTTTCGTGATTTCCTCTGCGGTCTCGCCATTCCATGCCCGGTTCCAGGCGGCGACGTGCTCAGGCGATTGATCCACCAGCATGGCCTGACCGACAGCCATGATGAACCGTCGATCAAGCGCCAGCCTGACAACGATTTGTGAGTCCTCATCGGTAATGGTGGAGACGTCGGCGTCTTTGCCATACCTCCCCACCATCACGGGATCCGCAGCCATGCGGTCCACGCTGTCGCATGTGAGCTTCAGCGTGAAACGCACGCCTTCGATATCCAGAATCTGCATACCTCACCCTTTCGTTGAGTGACCGCGATTATGCGACCGTGATGTCTTCCGGCTGGTTGTTGGCGTTCGGCGTTGGCTTCAGAGTGAAGTCGGCGACCAGAATTCCGTCCTGCGGATACGACTCCTGAAACTGAGTGACCTGACATGTCATGCGCCGGCCTTTGGTGCCCGTCACAGTCATATCGCCACGGAAAATGCAGAACTCGATAGCGGTCCGTGCGTAAACCGCATCGCGGATTGCCAGGTAGTCCGCGTTGGCATCCGCGTACCGCAGTTGCCCGGTGATCTCCTCGCTGGTGGCAATCACCACTGTTTCTACCGAAGCGGAATCGGCATCAGTGGCATCTGCTTCAACTGTGGTTGTGTTGTGCGTAATATCCTTTGTGTGATCCACCTCCGCCCACGTCGGGCTGGCGTAAGTGTTAGTGTTGCGAGCGAGAGTCTTATCCTTGCCGCGCAGAACGGCTCCCGTTCCAGCCATGATGCCACTCCGTTTTACAAGAGGTCTTTGAACAGTCGTGAGATGTGCGTCTGGCTCTTTTCCAGAGCCGGCACCATGAACGGACGTGGTCGCAGCGTGATAGTCGTGCCCTTGTTCGGGCCGGCCGTGATGCGCGTTCGTCCGCCTTTTTCCAGTGATTCAACAGCATGCGGCTCTTGATCCACTGGCCCCACCACAGTTCCCCCTTGCGAAACGCTGTAGGCAAAGAAAATTGAGTGCGGCAGAGTCCGGGTGGTAGACAGCGGCGGCTTTCCTGCCGGTGCGCCCTTGCGGTACACGCCAGCTTTCACAGGTCGCCATTTCTTCCCGAACTTCCGCAGGATGTACTCAGCCTTCTCCTTTTCTTCTGGCGTCATCATCGCCAGCGTTTTTCGTTTCCACCGTCGATGCCGCCGGATACTCCAGCGGGCTTTGTTCATTACATAATCGCCGGCTCGCGCCAGCCTCTCCTGCATCACCGGTTCCAGCAGCTTCAGAATCAGTGCTCGGTCGAAGAAGTAGTCTTTCATCTCCGCCCGCAGCATCAGATTTGACTGCCGCACGCTCATTGAATCAGGTTCCCCATGAATCTCAGGACGATCGCAGTTCGCCACACTCTTGCGTCCCGCAGTACGTCGTGATCGACGATTCGCGGAACCTCGATGGTGTCAATACTGCAGCCCGTCGTGCTTTTGACCTGCAATGCGTCCTCCAGAAACGTCAGCAGTTCGTCGATGAAGTCAGCAGCCCGGTCACAGTGCGATTCGCTTTCGCAGCGAGTCTGCGCAACCAGTCCGATGATTGGTGTTCGTTGAAAGTCCGTATCGTCGATTCGGTCCGTCTCAGTGCCACCGGGAATCAACGTCAGCAGCATCTGGCCGGCCGTGTTGAGTGCCGAGTGCTTTTCCCACTCCGGCGCCCACTTGCGTTCGGTCGTGACTGTCAGCCCTGACGTGGTCCATGTATGAGCGGCCAGAGCACTCAGCACTTCCGTCGCCAGAGTGACCAGTTGCCCGCTCATTCAATCACCTTCAGCGCTGTGTGAATTCTCAAAAGCGGCCCCGCTTCGTGGACTCGCCGGAAACACGGCTCATCACCCAGCGGCAGCACTTCATACTTCGCCGTTCCTCCCTGTCGATCAGCGACCTCAATCAGATCACCGGCAGCCGGGCTTCCCAACGATGCAATCTCACTCGCCTGGATGATGAAGTCGTGATGCCGGATTTTGAGCACGCCGCCCTCTTCGTCCGCTCGTTCACGCTCCGTCATCCCATCAACGCAGTAGTCCAGATTGATCGTCGTTGCTCCGCGCCGGTAGACGGCGGCAGCCGTGCCGATCGGCATCAGCTTCGTAGCCATCCATTCCAGCGAGTCTGCAACAGCGATGGTCATTCACTGGCCTCGTCAACGTCATCGGTGTCAGTGGCCGCTTCCGCAGGAGTCGGAGCAGCCGCATCGCCGAACAGGCTCCGGAGCTTGCTGTAGCTGATCACCACGGCCGTCTTGATGTCCTGAATCTGCCGCTCGAAATCGGCATTTGGCCGAGCCTGCAAGGCCTGCCGCAGCTCTGCCACAGACAGCCGCACGTTGGCCGCATCGGCCTTGTCTTTTGCAGCCAGTGCAGTTGCCAGCGGTGTGCATCGCTTTTCCAGTTCCAGATTATTAAAGCCAAGTCGGTCTTTTTTGTATTCGTCTTGCAAAGTGGAAACTCCTCACCGCAGGAAACGCCCCCGCGTGGTGCTGATCGGGTGAGGTTCGGTCAGCAGAGCACGCGGGGTCGCAAGGGACGATTAAACGGTGCTGAGAGCCGCACCGTCGTTGACCACAACTCGCCACCGCAGATTGCTTCCGGACTTGATACCCATCAGCCGCACGGTGTCGCCAGCATCATTCAGCGTGATGGTGTTATTGCCGGTCTGGTTGATCGCGGCAGCCACCGTAATCACACCATCGCCACCATCGGTCTTCATGACGACCAGCAGTTCCTGACCAACGAACGTCGGCACTGCCAGCGTTCGCGTTTCCGCGCCGGCAGTAACGACTTCAACATGGCCGGACGTCGTCACCGGAATCGCGCCAGCATTTCCCGGATCGGCGATCCTGTTCGTAATGTTGGCTCGCTCCTGCATGGAGATGAGCTTGACCCTCACAGTGGCATCCGTCGCACCAGCAGCAGCCACAGCGCGGCCGATATACGGCCCAACCGTGGAATCAGTGCTGGCGGCACCAGTGCCTGCCGTTCCGCCGTATGGATCGCCATCAGCGTCCCAGTACACGTCGGCCCGATCGGCAATCGCGGCGTTGGTGTGAACGATGTCGTAGACACCTTCCACAGCCAGCGCGCCGAGTGCGTTCGCGGCGATGTCGAGTTTCGCGATTCCGACGCTGTCGCCGATCACGACAACGTCACCAGCATCCACCGCAGAACCGGGCGTGTAGTCGATGCTCACGCCTTCCTGCACGTAATTGGCTTGCGCCATAGTGTGACTCCTTCAGGATGTGTGAAAGAAAAAGGCCATCCCTGGCCAGATCCCAGGTAGCGGGAGTCCGTCCGGTTACGCAGCACCCTTGCTCTTGCAGCCGCCGCGGTATTCCTGCATGTTCACGCCGAAGTCGTGGTAGCCGCGCATTTGAATGCCCAGCGTGTTGAAATCGGCATCGGCCGTTTCCACGATCGGCGACTCATTGCCGTTGAGGAACACGGTCTCGACAACTGGCATCGAGTTCGGATTCGCCAGCAGGTAGAACGCAGTCGTTGAGTAGCCAGTGAATGCCGCATTGCTCAGGTAGCTGGATCGCACAACGCGGAACTTGCCCGCGTGCGGATTGCCGGTCGTAAACTTCGTGCTCGCGGTGGTATCGCGAACCTCAGTGTCACGCATGAGCTGAGTGGCCAGCACATTGAGTGCGTTCGGCACCAGCAGCAGTTCCGGCATGATGGCGGTCGGGTTGCCATCCGGATCTGTCTGGTTCAGGAACAGCAGCTCAATGGCGGTCAGGCTCGTGATGGAAAGGTTGGTAGTCGCCCCCTCCATGTAGTTGCCACGACCGCTGGTGAAGAAACTGGTGTTGTCCATGAACTCAGTCCAGAAGACCTTGTTCAGTTTCAACGCACCACCACGGCCGATGCGGAACGGCAGAGCGTTGAGCGCACCCAGGTCATCGTTGATCAAATGCGTGCGCGTGATCGCAAACATCTTGCCATACGTCTTGGCCTGATTGGTGTAGGTCTCATCGCTGATCGTGC